ACTTACCGGCTCCATAAACAGCCCTTCGCTTTCCTTAATCTCTTCCTCTATAATTTTAAGTTCCTTATCAGTATCATGTATTATATCCTGTGGCAACATATCAAGCTGTGTTCTCTTACTTACAATGCCATTGAGCTTAGTAACATTGTCAATAATTTCAGATATATTTTCAGTAAAGTTCCTTGTATACTTCTGTTTTACACTTGAAGCGTCGTATCTTTTAGACTTTTTCCAGTTAATCCAATCTGTAATCATACTTATCTTCTTTTTCTTTGCAAGTCGCATTCGGTTTTCCTTCATGATTGCGAGCTGCTCAAGGCCAATAAGCTTATATCTTAAAGCGATTCCTGATAAATCTCCTGCAAAATTTTCATCTGTCATTGCAGGAACCTGAGATGTGAAGAAAATATCTTTAAATAACCTATTTTTAAAGTTTTCACTTGATTCATCATCACTGCCTTTTATTAAAAACTTTGCATCACCACTCTCATCCAGATACATTACCCTTCTATCTCTTAAGCTTTTTTCACTGTCACTTAGACTTATGTCCTCTCCACTCTCGTCTACAAGTCCTCCTTCAGCTCCCTTTATTACCAGATATGCATCTGTAAAATAATCCATGTCATTAGCAGTATTGCTTTCCGCCCTGTCATACGCATCTATCAACGTTATAACGCTTTCATAATCGGAACTCATTTCTTGAGTATTCCAATACACAATAAGAGGTACATCGCTTAAATAGTGCCCGTTTACATCCACTAATTCAAATCTTCCACTACTTGTACCTCTTCTAAACTCATACATATCTGACTTATCATAAGCAACAGCTCTTTCTTCTTTTAAATATCCGTCCAAATCATATACTGAAGATAACTTTATAAAACCATTCAAGAACTCATCCGGACATGCTGAATATATTGGAATTATATCCTCCGCACTATACTGTCTGCTTCTTAACTCACTATTTTCTGTAACATATAGCAGCTCGTATGCTATTCCTTTTTTACTCGCTTCTTTAGAAATCTCATAGTCAAAATTATAGTTGTCATCAAGATATGTAAGTAATTCCTTTTTATATTCTTCATCATCTATAAGATACTCTATAGGTTTACCTGCAAAGTAAGATGTAGCCATATTCGTTATATACCTTGCAAATCCATGAAATATCTTATTATTAGGCTTTCCTGCCTTCATATTTCTAAGTGCAATGGCATCATTCTTTACATCATAATAACGCTCAAGCATCCTATAATGTTCCACTGCTCCCATCTTGAACTTATTAACAATCTTCGTTATAAAGTCTTCATCTATAACTTCATTCATGTCAAAATAAAACATATATACCTACATTCCAAGCCTTGACTTATAACCAAGTCTTGCTTTCTTCTTGCCCTTAACATCACCATTTATAAACTCCACAAGACCTGTCATTGTATCCTCTGCATCATCGTGTTCATTCTTGCCTTTCCTTTGATACTTCTTTATATGTCTTGCAAATTCGGGATATTTTGTTTCCCAATCCTCCGGCATTATAACCTGGTCCATCACATTACTTGCATTGGCAAGTATTCTTGTCTTCTTATTTTTGCTTTGTGAAAACCATGTAACCATACATTTAAAGGCTTTTAAACCTTGTAAAAACCTTATTACATTCCTTGCAAAACCTCTTCCGCCGTTGTTACTCTCAATAAGGCAATCCCTAACTCCACAAAGAGCCAATCTTCTTGCTGTTTCCCTTTCAGTAACTTCCATAGCTTCATCCGTGTAATAAACATCAAGTACATATCCATATCTTCCAATTACAGCAGCAGCTATCATACAAAGATAATCTGCACCGGTATCTGCAGTATCTACATAAGCAATCATTCGCTCCGCCTTATCTGTATCTATTGCATCATATGTTTTGAATATTCCATATAAGCTACCCTTTTTATCTACAGGCTCCTGCATATAGTTAGCAAGCCATATATCCTCATCAAGTGTAGCAGCCTTCATCTGTAAATCCTTTGTAGAGTACAAATCTTCGCAAATACTGCTGCCATCCTCTTTAAGTGCAGTAAGTTTAAGCTCATAACATCTTCCGGGGAACTCTGCCATCAGCCTTCCTGCCAGATCGTCACTTGCCCATCTTGTCTGAATTACTATTACTAATGCACCATCAAGCATTCTGGATTGAAAAGTGTTTTTATAAAAGTTCCATATTTCATCCTTTTTGTTGTCATCTACAGCTTCTTTAGCATTCTTGAGTGGATCATCAATAATACCGATGTGTCCTCTCATACCTGTAATACTTCCATCAAAGCTTGTAGCAAGATAACTCATGTATGAACCTTCTACACTCCATCTTTCCATAGCTCCATCACCGTATTTGATTTTAAGCTTAGGAAAGAAGCTTTTTACAGCATAATAATCAAGGTCTCCCTTTATTTCTTCATCCTGAATAGCTTCCCTTACACTCTTTGAGAATGTGAGAGATAATGTCTGATTATAAGAAACTGCTATAACCTGCGTTTTAGGGTTGTTCCCAAGAACCCAAGTAATAAATGTACTTGCTGTATAACTCTTTCCAAATCCCGGAGGTTCATTGATTATGAGTATGTCTGCAATCTCTCCGGTTTTACTTTTAAGTCTCTTTTCATATGCTGCTTGTAGCGTTTCACAAATCTGTGTCTGATACTCTCTTTCAGCTTTAAAAAACTCCGGGTTTCTTAGATTGCAAAATGTTCTAAAGTCTTTGATACCCTTTTCTATATTTCTTCGTCTTATTGACTCCGGAGAGTTATCAAGTCCCTTCAGACCTGCTTCCCTGTCTCTATAATCCTTGGCAAAATTTAAAAACTCACTCATATCAGTACTTTTCATGACTAAGTATCATAGCAGCTACATCATGTTCCCTTCTCATGCTCTCGGCTGTAACTGTGTCACTTTTGCTCCTGTTATCTCTATCCCACTGTCTTTTATACTCTTTTCTTTTAAGCTTACCTGCAGCCTTTCTTCTTTCTTTCTCATGTTCATATGCTTCACATGTAGATAGATAACCCTGTATACTTCTTCTACTCTTTTCAAGTAAAATTGCTATATCGTTTATCTCAAGGCCGTCATTAAAAAACATATCGTAAGCATTTTCTTTCCAATCTTTCATTGTCACTTCCTCTTTTTGTCGGATTAAAAAAGGGCGTGACAATAGACTGTAAATCTATGTCTTACCCTTTGATATTGTTTTTCATCTCTTCTTCAGTTTCAGTAGCAAGCTCTGTAAGAATCTGTGCAACATCCGGATGTGATGTGGCAATCTCTTTGAATATCTTCTCCTTAAGCACATTCATAGCGGTATGAATATCCCCGGCATTCTCTCTTGCCTTTATCTTAAGTCTTTCATTATTCACCTGTGCACTTTGCAATGTCGCTATAGATTTTGCAACGCTTGCCATCTCCTTTGCTTTCATCTCTCCATCCATCATAGCTTCCATAAGGATTTGAGACATAATCATGTTATTGGCTTCATGCATCTCTGTTGGCGGCCTGTCAACTTCATCTTCAGCCAAAAGCTTTGCAAACTGTTTAGCTACCCTTACCGATTCAAAACGCTTCAAGTACTTTCTGCCATATCTTCCAACGCTTGACTCATGTACATCATATCCTTCTTCACCAAGCTCACCGGATATTTCCTTATACGTTTTACCACTAAGCAAACCTTCCTCAACTTTTTCTTTTACTTGCACCGGTAACCCGTCAATCTTTCCATGAGTTCTATTATCAGCCATCTGCTAGCCCAACTTCCTTTACATTACCATCAAGGTAATCAATTCCCTTATCGGTAATAAAATATACAACTCTTTTAATATCCTGTCTCTTATTCTCAAAGCACTGGCTTCTAACCAGTCCCTTACTTTCCAAATAAAACAGAACACTGTCACTGTCAGCTTCAATACCGTTTTTATTTAATACCTGCCTAAGAACCTGTATACTACAACCTGTTATACTTGCCTCTTCCAATATCTCAAGTATACATTGCCTCGCTACTTCCTTATTAGCAATATCCAACATTCTACCCATTCTTATTTACTCCCACATCTTCCATATCTCCCTCTGCAAGGTTCACTCCCTTTGGAGTAAGCCATATAAGAGAATCCATATAACATGACTTGTTAACAACAACCCTTATATATTCTTTTCCTATTCCTCCAAGATAATATAATGCACTCTTCAAATCAATTTCAGTCAATACTCCTGATAACGGTAACGATGCTTTAAGTACAGAAATAGATATATCTTCACCATAGAACCCATAGAGCCTTTCTATAATCGAGCCTCTAAGTTCTTTCTTTTTTAAAATGTCAAGACTTCTCAATACTCCTCACTTCCTGATTTAAAGCCAAATTAAACTCTAGTTTAACTTCCCTTCAACTTCCTTTAATCTCACATCCACAGATTCAACACTCTTACCAAGTTTTTCCATGGCATTATTTATTCCAACCATAGATGTACTTATCTCTTTAAGTGAATCATTCATCTTATCCATCTGCCTCATCAGAGTTTCTTCCCTATGCATGCTCTCTTCCCTTATCATTGTCTCTCGTTTTTCAGACTCTTTCCTGATAAGTTCCTCTCTTTTAGCATTTTCACTCATAAGTAAAGCTTCTTTTTCGCTTGCGTTAATCTTTGCATTCTCAAGCTCTTTTCGAACCTCATCCTGCTTTGCTTTGATATCTTCATGCAGCTTTACTTTTTCAGCAGTCAAAGATTCTTCTCTATCTTTATCTCTCTTAAAGAAATACCATATGAAAACAGCAATAAGAGCTACCTGAAGCCCCAGATCGGTTATACTCTTTAAAATAAAAGTTATATCCATTTATAGCCTCTATTTAACACCATTTCTTTTCAGCTCAAGTACACTTGCTTCAATTCTTTCATCTATGTATGAATCAAGATTTAAGATATACTTATCAAGCTCATCCTTCATTAAAGGTGTTATCTGTGCCTTTACTCCATCTCTTACCTCAATCGCAAGTGCCTTAAGATCTTCCTTTGAAGCCAATCCCTGTGCAACTCTTTCTCTTAATTCACTTGCTTTTGTCTGCTCCATAGCAGCCACCGCTGTCTTAGTAAGCCCGGCAATAAAACTCTCAATAAAATAGAATGAACTCTGTGCAAACGCATTGTTCTTAAGCCTCTCATCATTCTTAAGCCTTGATACAGTTTCATCTACATACTTTTTCAAATATGTAATCCCTGTATATAGAGCCGACACCACCAAAACCATCATCACACTTGTAAAAACATTTAAAACTATTTCCTTCATTTGTTACCTCCAAACTTATTTATCTTGCTTTAATATATCTTTATTCTTTTATACCTTACACAAAGCTGTACCATTTTAATGAGACTAGGCAAAAAAAGAGGCATTTTGTATCTCTACAAAACACCTCTCTTAATCAATCAAACATATTTAATTGCCCCGGAACACTTTTTCTACAAGATTCATCCTTTACCAGTCTATACACTGTAGACTCACTCACACCATACTTTCTTGCAATAGCTCCCATACTGAGTTCACTTTCCAAATATTCCTTTTTTATCTGTCTATAAAGTGCCGGTCTTCTTATTTCCTCAACTTTAGGTAAATAAATTGGAGTACCACCAAATGCATTGCAAAGTTTTAGGAGGGCATCAATACCTATAACTCTTGCATACTCCCTATGGTTTTCTGATAAATCTTCCAATCTTATATCAAATTTTTCTATATCAATCCCTCCCATCTTTTTCTCTACTTAGCTATTTCATTATCCGCCTGACAAACACCGTCAGCATCAACCCACCACATTCTGCCACCATCTCCCAAAATATAACAGCTTGTTGCCATTACTCCTGTTTCACATAGATAGTAGCTTTTTCCATCAACTTCAATCCATTGATTAGCAAGCATCGCACCGTCATCAGGATTAAGATAATACCAACTACCCTCTGATAAAAACCACCCGGTTACCATAAATCCTTCACCGTCAAATGCATACCACCTTCCTCCGATTACAAGCCACTGATTCTTAACCAAAGTTCCATGCAATCCATACTTCCACCTGCTACCAACCTCAATCCAGCCTGTTTCTATGCTACTTTTATGAGTCTTACAAGCCTGCCATGCACACCAGGAAACAAATTGTTGACACCAATAGGCACCGTTATTTTTATACCACTCACCATACTTTGTAAAGTTTTTACTTCCTGCATTAGCAGTCTTACTGTCAAGGTCCTTTCTGCTCTCCTTCTCAACATACCCAAGTTCTCCCCTTGCAACAGCGATAAGTTCCTCCGGTGTACAAGTATCTGAATCAAACAATGGATATCCGAAACCGTTTATCCTGTTATCTCCCCCCACATCATTAAGAGTAAACTTATATGATTTTGTTGCTACACATCCACCATTTCTGCTAAACCCCGTCCCGGCAGTGGTATTTCCCTCTACAGGGAATATTTCATATGTATCCCCTACCTTATCCACATCAGTTACGATGCCTACATGGTTTACTCTACCCATTGATTTACCGTAAAAGTACACTATTGCACCCAGCTTCGGCTCTTTGCCAAAACATCCCATTCTTATA